CGATTATCTTAAACCAAATGGATTTAAATTTCAGGTCCACAATCTACCCAATGTATCATACTTCTGTCAAGCAGCAAACATTCCTGCGATACAACTTGGTTCACCTACATTCCAAACACCATTATCAGATATCCCAGTTCCTGGAGATAAATTGTCATATGGTGACTTAGTAATTCGTTTTCTTGTTCAAGAGAACATGAGCAACTATCTTGAATTATACAACTGGATGATTGGTCTTGGATTCCCAGAGTCTAGAGATCAATATAAAAACTGGAATGAATCGCAACGTTATAGATTTCCTGCCATCTCAGATAAACGTCTGGGCGCACTAGGCAACTTCTCAGACGCAGACTTCTTCATTCTTGACTCAGACAACAATCCGAATGTTAAAATTACATACTATGATGTGTTCCCAGTTAGTCTTGAGGCATTAGACTTCGACATCAGTTCTGGTAGAGCAGATTACTTGGTTGGTAATGCTGCATTTAAATATCGCCAATATACAGTTGCGGCACTTTAAAGCTTGACATTCGAGTCAAATCGTAGTATACTTATATTATTTTTCTATTGAGGGCATTATGAAACTATCTGAAATTCAAGAGTCATGGACTAAAGACTGCAAGATCGACCAATTAAATCTTGGTCCAGAATCAACCAAAACCCCAGAGTTGCATTCTAAGTATCTTAACATACTATCAAATTCTAAACTGCAGTTGCGCAAGGCGGAGGCAGATTATTATCGCTTGCGCAGAACTAAGATGCGGTATTATCGCGGAGAACTTACACGCGAAGAACTCGAAGAACATGGGTGGAATCAATACCAAGGTCTCAAACCACTAAAGAATGAGATGGACGATGTTCTTCAATGTGATGAAGAGATGATCAAACAACAAGACAAGATTGATTATATCAAAGCAGTCCTCTACCAATTAGAGCAGATTCTGCGGTCACTAAATAGTAGGACATGGGATATTAAGTCCGCAATTGAGTGGACCAAATTTACAAATGGATTAATGTGACCGAACTAACCATCACTAAAAAAGATGAAGTGTATCTGAATGTGGAATGCGACCCCAGTATTTCACAGGAACTATTAGAGTATTTTACGTTTGATGTTCCAGGTGCAAAATTTATGCCCACCTACCGTGCTAAGTTATGGGACGGTAAGGCACGTTTGTTTAACATGTGGACTAAAGAACTATACGTAGGACTTCTTCCATACCTCAGAGAATTTTGCCAGCGCAATGAATATGAGATGGACGTTCAGATCGAACGTATCGGCGATCCCATAACTTATGAAGAACTGGTTGAATATGCTGACTCTCTGAATCTGCACTCACAAGGTAATCCGATCGAAGCAAGAGACTACCAGTTAGACGCTGTTAAGTATGCGATTCGCATCGGCAGAACTCTGCTATTGTCACCAACTGCATCAGGTAAGTCGCTGATCATTTATCTGTTGATGCGTTACCACCAAAAGTTTGACCGCAAACAATTAATTATTGTTCCAACCACATCTCTGGTTGAACAAATGTATAAGGACTTTCAAGATTATGCGTCGGAAACAGACTGGAAAGCATCATATAACTGCGCCAGAATCTATTCAGGATTTGAAAAGTCGAACGAATATCCAATAACGATTTCTACATGGCAGTCAATCTATAAACTGCCCAAAAAGTTCTTTGATGAATTTGATGTAATCTATGGGGATGAAGCGCATTTATTCAAAGCGAAATCACTAACATCAATCTTCAACAAATGCACCAAAACTAAGTTCCGGATCGGAACAACAGGAACTCTTGATGGAACTAAGACGCATAAGTTAATCCTCGAGGGATTGTTTGGTAAGGTTCATAAGGTTATCTCGACCAAAGAATTAATGGATCAGGGATCCGTTGCCGATCTAGACATAACATGCATCGTGCTGGATTATACTGATGAAGAGAAGAAAGCACTAACTAAGTATACCTATCAGGAAGAAATGGACTGGTTGGTAACACACCAAAAACGCAACAACATAATTAAGAATCTGGCAACCACCCAGAAGGGCAACACGCTAGTTCTGTTCCAGTTTGTCGAGAAACATGGTGCAGTTTTGTATGACTTGATCAATGAGAAGATCGGAAAGTCCCGTCAAGTATTCTTCGTCCATGGTGGAACTGACACTCAGCAACGTGAGAAGGTTCGAGAGATTACCGAGAAAGAAAAAGATGCAGTTATCATCGCATCGTATGGTACCTTTTCAACGGGAATAAATATAAGGAATCTACATAATGTCATATTCGCTTCTCCGTCGAAATCTAGAGTAAGAAATCTTCAGTCGATTGGTAGAGGATTGCGTAAGGGAGATGACAAAACTTCCTGCCGTCTTTTTGATATTGGTGATGACTTATCTTGGAAGAGCAGAAAGAATTATACTCTACTACACATGATAGAGAGAATTAAGTTATATAATGAAGAAGGTTTTAAATACAAACTCGTGAGGATATCTACTGATGGAAACTCCAAAGGTACTTAAATTTAAAAATGGCGACCTAGTAATCGCATCGATAAGAGACAGTGATACCAATGAATTATTCTGGTTGGATAATCCCATTGCGGTAATTCCCTATCCTGTCATCCAAGAAGATGTTGTTGGAGAAACGTTTCTTCTGAAACCATGGATTGGTATTACTACAGAGAAAACTTTCCTGATACCCAAATCTGAAATAATTACTGTCTGTCTTTTGAGAGAGAATCTCCTCGGTCAGTATGAAAGATATATCTCAGGAGAAGTAAAGTTCCCCGAGGAAACTCAAGAGGAAAATACAGACATCGATATGCTGCACTCCCGACTACTCAGAAGCAGGAACCTACTCAATTAAGCAGTAGTAAAGCTATTATTCATCATACTCGACATAGTCATTATACCTCGAAACGCGAGTGTTGTCAAGCCTTTATCGCGAAATAATAGTGAAAAAAAATCATTGACTAATAAGAAAAAGTATAGTATAACGGTATGTATAGATGGAGTTATAAATGACTGAAATACCAGAAAAAAATGTGAAGAAACCATTCAAAAAGAATAAGAAAAACAACATACATTATGTAGATAACTCTAAGTTTCTAGAAGAGATTACTAAGTATCGAGATAGTGTGCTTGCTGCAAAAGAAGCGGGAGTATTGAAACCACGTGTTCCCAACTACATCGGGGAATGCTTTCTAAAGATCGCAACTCACTTGGCATACAAGAGTAACTTTATCAACTACACATATCGAGAAGAAATGGTGTCGGATGGTATTGAAAATTGTATTACTTACATCGATAACTTTAATCCTGAGAAATCTAAGAATCCCTTCGCGTACTTCACTCAGATAACATACTATGCTTTCCTTCGTCGTATCGCGAAAGAGAAACGTCAACAGCAAACGAAGTATCGATACATGAGAAACATTGATGTTCATGACTTGATTACACAAGACCACGACACAGGTGACTATGGTAATGAGTTTATTGACTATGTTAAGAAGCAGATGGACATGATTGATGACTTCGACAAACCAGAATCAGCAAAGGTCAGTAACATACCAAAGCGTCGCCCGAAATATTTAGACCAAAAAATCATTGACAATTCTCTTGATATAGAGTAGAATGGATTTATTAAAGATTGTTAAAGGAGTTGTTTATGACTGAAGTAAAAACTAACAAGTACGTTGCATGGTTCACTGAAAACTGGTTTACCGCATTTTTCTTTCTTGCGTTCGCATTGATTATCGCGGCAGTATCCAGTAATATTAGCAACCATAGGAATGGCGTTCAAGGTGTTTCTAAGCAGAACGCAGGATGCATCTATCTTGAGTCAAGTGATCTTGGCGAAGGTCAACACTACATGATCTGTGATGGTCAGATTGTTCTTAAGCGTCTCACAGAAGAAGGTGAAGCAGAACCAACGACCGAAGAAAAATTGGAAGAAGTAGTTCCTACTGCACCTGCAAAGTAATTAGAAAGTTCTAGTATGAAGGTTGCGTTGATCACAGACACTCACTTCGGTGCTAGGTCAGATTCTATTCCGTTCGATAACTTCTTCGCGAAGTTTTATACTGAGGTGTTTTTCCCACACCTTGAGCAAGCAGGAATCAAAACCATTATTCATCTTGGTGATGTTTTTGATCGCCGCAAGTTTATAAACTATAATACATTAAAGAAGTGTCGTGAGTATTTCTTCGATAAGACACGAGATCTCGGTATCGATGTGCATATGATCGCAGGAAACCACGACACATTTTTCAAGAATACTAATGAGGTAAACTCACTAGACCTACTGCTTCGGGAATATGGAAACGTTATTACATATTCTGATGCAGAGGAAATTAAGATTGATGGTAAGAATCTGTTGCTCGTGCCATGGATTTGTTCTGGTAATTATGATGAAACCATGGAGGTTGTAGATAAAAGTAATGCACAAGCAGTATTCGGACACTTTGAATTTTCAGGTTTTGAAATGTATCGTGGGCATAAAAATGATCATGGGATGGGCACTGAACGTTTTGATAGATTTCCTCTCGTTTGTTCTGGTCATTTTCACCATCGCAGTCGGACTGGTAACATTCTGTATCTTGGTAATACCTATGAGTTTACTTGGTCTGACTATAATGACCCTAGAGGGTATCACTTATATGACACGGAAACTAACGAGGTAGAATTCTTTGAGAACCCATTTCAAATCTTCCATAAAATCTATTATGATGATACTACTAGTGATCCTAATAGTATGGACCTTGGACCAATTGTTGGTAGTTGTGTAAGATTAGTCGTAGTCAAGAAAACAGACTTCTATAAGTTTGATCGCTTCGTCGATAAATTATATGACTGTGACCTAATCGAACTAAAGATAATTGAAGACTTCTCTGAGTTCGAGGCAGATGTAATTGAAGAAGATAAGATGGATGTCGAGGATACGATGACCGTACTATCCGATTTTGTTGATACTGTTAGCACCGACCTCGACAAAGATAAAATTAAAAACATGTTAAGAACTTTGTATATTGAGGCACAGCACGTTTCTGTATGATCATTTTTAAAACTATACGTTGGAAGAATTTACTTTCAACAGGTAATGCTTTCACTGAAATTAAACTAAACCGTTCGCCCAGCACTTTGATTGTTGGTGAGAATGGCGGCGGTAAATCCACCCTGCTTGATGCTCTCTGCTTTGGATTGTTCGGCAAACCTTTCCGCAGTATCAACAAACCGCAACTGTTGAATTCAATTAACAAGAAAAATCTTCTGGTTGAAATTGAGTTTGACATTGGCGGTAAAGATTATAAGATTGTTCGTGGTATTAAACCGAACATCTTTGAGATTCAATCTGGTGGTGAAGTAATCAATCAGGATGCTGCTGCTCGAGACTATCAAAAGTATCTTGAGGAATCAGTTCTCAAACTTAATTACAAGTCGTTTACTCAGATTGTTATTCTGGGGTCAGCATCGTTTACTCCATTCATGCAGTTGCCACCGTTTACTCGTCGTGAGATCATTGAAGATATTCTTGACATTCAGATCTTCACGACAATGAATACTGTTCTGCGCGACAAGATGAGCGAACTGAAAGATAGTCTTCATGATGCTGATGGCAAGTTAGAAGTTCTGAAACAAAAGGCAACCATTCAGAAGGAATATGTCGATACGCTCGAAGCAAATAAAGAAAAGAGAGTTGATGAAATTATCTCACGAATCGAAGAAGGCGAACTATCCATCGCCAGTTTTCAGAATCTTATTGGAGTGCTCGAAGGCAAAAAGATTACGCACGAAGCTGCCAAGGCAGCACTTGGAGATCTCAGTGCAAAACAAAAGAAACTCGAATCTTTTAAAACCAAATTTTCCACCCAACTCCGAGATCTCAAAAAGGAGGTTTCGTTCTACAATGAGACAGACGAATGTCCGACGTGCCAGCAAGGCATTGCTCACGATCATAAAGAAACCATCGTATCATCCCGACAAGAGAAAATGCAAGAACTTTCTTCAGGAATGGAGAAACTCCAAGAAGAATTTACGAAACTTGGAGAACTTATCTCGGAAAATGAGACTCTTTCCGAACAAATTTCTGGATTGAGCGCAGAGATTATTGCGAACAACAACGAAATTATTGTTCAACAGCGTCTGATTCAAGCACTCAATTTAGAACTCAATGACATCGCTACCAAGACTGCAGATATTGATGAAGAAAAAACAAAACTCAAGTCATATGCTAAGGAAGTTCTGACACAGAACGAGGAGAAGGCAAGACTTAATGAAGAAAAGCATTACATGGAAGTTGTCTCGACGCTGCTCAAAGACACTGGTATTAAGACTAAGATTATTCGGCAGTATCTTCCAGTTATCAATAAGTTGGTGAATAAATATCTACAAGCAATGGACTTCTTTGTGCAGTTTAATCTGGATGAAAAGTTTGATGAAACAATTAAATCACGGCATCGCGACGACTTTAGTTACGCATCCTTCTCAGAAGGCGAAAAGCAACGTATCGATCTGGCGCTCCTGTTTACCTGGAGAACTATTGCTAAGATGAAGAACAGCGTAGCAACTAATCTGCTTATACTCGATGAGGTATTTGATTCCTCTCTAGATAATAATGGCACCGATTATGTTATGGCACTGTTAGATACTGTCGGGGAAGATACTAATGTGTTTGTCATCAGTCACAAGGGTGATCAACTGTTCGACAAGTTCCGTAGTCTGATTAAGTTTGAAAAGAAAAATAATTACAGTGAAATGGTGGTATAATAATGTTAGTCTCACAACTATATAAATCGGATCCTTACAGATATATTAGTGACAAATTTTCTGAGAAGCATGATTACGTTCCTGCAGTCTACGATAAATATTTCTTGGGCATAAAAGAAACAGCGAAAACAATCCTAGAGGTTGGTATTAAACAGGGGTCATCGTTGATTCTTTGGAATGATTATTTTACGAATGCCAAAGTAATTGGTCTTGACATTAATTCTAGTAAACAGTTTGACAAACCAGAAAATCAATTTAAAGATATCTTCTGCATTATCGGAGATGCTTATTCTCCAAAAGTTATGGACATGATTCCATATGATCTTGATGTTGCTATTGACGATGGTTCGCACATGTTACTTGACATATTATTTTTCATAGATAACTATCTTCCGAGAGTTAAATCGGGAGGTTACTTGATTGTCGAGGATATTATTCCTGAATACATTGATATTCTGAAAGAGAAAGTCAAGGAGTTAGATTATTTCTTGTATATAAATGATGAGTTACAAGATGACAATAATCTACTTGTGATTACAAAAGCATAGGATGAACCGTGGAATTAATTAAATTTACAGACCCTGCTCTGCGCAAGGTTCCAGAAATCTTTGACTTTGAAACCCAGAACGCACAGGAACTTGCCGATACATTGTGGGAAGAATCTCGGCGGTTACGAGGACTTGGACTTTCTGCCAATCAAGTTGGTATTGACTCTAAAGTTTTTGTGATGGGATCTGACGATACCAATCGTAAGAATGTTTTTAATCCCCATGTAATTTCTGTCTCTAAGGAAACAGAACTCGCCAAGGAAGGATGTCTATCTTATCCTGGATTGTGGTTGTCGGTTAAGCGTCCCAAGGAAGTGACTCTCTCATATCAGAATGTTACTGGAGAATATGTGGTTGAAACTTTTGCGGGTCTTCCTGCAAGAATCGCCCAGCATGAGTTTGATCACATGGAAGGATTAAACTTTTCTGATCACGTATCGCAGTTGAAACTCGACATGGCACTCAAGTCTTTAAACAAACGAGCAAGAAAGTATCTGAAGAAATATGTCAAACAAAACTTATGATTTTGGATTCACATTTGAAGATCCAACCGAAACCGTGGTTCACGTTCGAGAACCATATAATCCCCAAGAAGATGTAGATACCAGCGGTCTTAAAGATGAGATCATGGCAAAACTCTACGACATCGAGTCTCGCATTTTAACTGCAGACCAGTCAACAATGATCTCTGAACATAAACGACTCGTCGAAATGGAAGTCACAGAGAAACTAAAACAAGTTGAAGATCTAATTCTTCCCCTACTTTACAACCTGATGAAGAATCCTGAGAAGGAGTATATTCATTGGCCAAACAGGATACCAATTATTGATGCACAAATTGACAAAATCACCGCGATCACGCGACACTATGAATGATCCTGATCTACCCTATTTTCCCAGAGCAAAATTCTTTCAGCAACCAGTAGCAACTGCTGTAACATTTTATCTCTGTGGTGAAATTAAACCTGCAGAAGATTACGTTGAATGGTTTCAGATTCTGCGAGCAGCAGGTGAAACTGATATAATTTACATTCGTATTAACAGCGAAGGTGGTGACTTGTTCTCTGCCTTGCAACTGGTTCGTGCGATTCAGGAATCAAATGCCACTATCGTATGTTCGGTCGAGGGTATTTGTATGAGTGCTGCTACTTTGATATTCCTGTCAGCAGATAGGTTCGAACTCTCTGACCATACCATGTTCATGTTCCATAACTATTCCAGCGGAACAATCGGTAAGGGTGGTGAGATGTATGACCAAATCACTCACTTCAGGTCTTGGTCAGAAAAACTGTTTGATTATTTCTACAAGGACTTTTTGACACCAGATGAAATTAAGTCTATGCTTGATAACAAGGACATCTGGTTAGATGCAGATGAAGTCGGGAAACGATTAGCGAATCGCATTGCTGCTCAAGAACCAGACGAGGAAATCGTTGTCAAGGAAACTCCACCCCCAAAACGCACAAGAAAAAAATCAGTAAACGAATAAATAGGCTTGACTTTTTCTAAAAAAGCAGGTATACTGATTGTATGATAAATTTTAAAGATTATATTTTTGAGCGTAAAGAGGGTGCTGGTCTGACCATTTGGGATATTGACGAGACCCTCTTCAACACAAAAGCACTCATCTATGTGATGAAGGGCGGAGAAGTCTCCCGTAAGTTATCTAATCAAGAGTTTAACACCTACAAGTTGGGTGCTGGTGAGTCCTTTGACTTCCGAGAGTTTCGCGATGCTAAACATTTCCGCGACACTTCTGAACCTATCGCAAAAGCGATCAATAAACTAATCGCGATTCATAAGAACGTAAAGGCAAAGGGTAGCAAGATGATTGTTATCACTGCTCGTGCTGACTTTGACGATCGTGACATGTTTCTAGATACTTTCCGTAAGCAGGGTATTGATATTGATGACATCCATGTGCATCGTGCTGGTAATCTAAATGCACCAAACTCTGCTGCTGGAAAAAAGATTTTCATTAAACAGTATCTCGACACAGGTAAGTATGCTCGTGTTCGTTTGTTTGATGATGCGACCTCAAATCTTGACATGTTGGTTGGGTTAAAAACCGAATATCCAGATGTAGAGTTTGAGGCGTATCTTGCTCATCATGATGGATCTATGACAAGATATCGTAAATAAGGGCTTGACTTTTGTTAGGTTTTAGGGTAGAATGGAATAATAGAAGGAGAAAGTTTATGATTAAATCTGTTGTCGTAAGTTTGGTTGCTCTAAGTGTCGCTTTTGTTCCTGTCGCTGCTGAGGCACGTAACCGCGATGGTGATCGTGGCGGGAATCGCTGGGAGCACCGTGAAAAGCGTTCGCGCATTAGCACTGGTGAGGCAATCGCAATCGGTCTTGGTGCATTTATCCTTGGCGCTGCTAGTCGTAAACAAAGCGACGAAGGTGTAGTAGACCGTGAAGTCTATGATCGTGAATATAATTACCACTATCGTCGTCCTGTCTGTCGTGAAATTATCAGCAGCGGAATGGATCGGTATGGCGACTACTACGAAAAGCGCACCGTTCGCTGCAATTAATTTATCCTGAAAGTAATTTTAGGGCTTGACATTTCTACCAAAATAGGGTAGAATGAAATATATTAATTGATGAGGTTCCGTGATGTCTATTTCCCATAAGTCTACCCTTGCTAAGTTGCTCGCTACTGAGAACCTTCGGATTGAACATCAGAAGGTTCCGACTGCGATGTTCGACCTTAAGAACCGCACCCTCATCCTCCCCATCTGGAAAGACATGTCGTCCGACCTTTATGACCTGCTTATTGGTCATGAGGTTGGTCACGCATTGTTCACACCTGCTCAGGGTTGGCACTCAGAACTTGATGCTCGTGGTATGGGCATCAAGTCCTATCTTAATGTTCTTGAAGATGCTCGTATCGAGCGCAAGATCAAGGACAAGTTTCCTGGTATCCGTCGTAACTTCTTCGCTGGTTATCAGGAACTGTTCGAGAATAACTTCTTCGGTGTTAAGGGATATGATCTCAGCAAGTTGCGTCTTATTGACCGTATCAATCTGCACTATAAGGTTGGTTCTTTCCTCAATGCACCTTTCAGCGCTGATGAGAATCAGTATCTCGCTCGTGTTGATGCGTTGGAAACATGGGATGATGTTGCTGCGCTCGCAGTAGAACTCTATGAACTTGCTAAATCTGAACCCGAGCATGACTTTGATTCGTCAAACTTCATGGGTGACATGGGTGCGTTTGATGAGGACGGTGATGATGCCTCGTACGATGTCGATAAATGGTTCTCCGAGATGGATGATCAGACATCTGATACAAGTGAAGATGGCGGTGAAAGCGAGTCAGGTGACGGTGAACCTGCTGATGCCGATGCTGATTCTGGCGATAAAACTGGTGAAGATGCTAAATCTGATGGTAAATCTGCTGACGACGCAAATGAAGATGGTGGTGTTGCTCCCAACGAAGGTGTAAAACTTCCTGGTTCAAATGACACACCAATCCTCAACGAAGACCCTGTCTCTATCACTGATCAGAACTTCCGCGAAATGGAAGATACGTTCATTGACTCAAAGTCGCGCGAGTATGCGTATGGTATTCTCCGCAAGGTTGATACCAAGAACTATGTCATCCCTATGGACTGGGTTCTAGAAAACATGCGCCCAACTGTGTATTCTGACAGGTGGTATACCAAAACTGTAGATTACGACCCAATCGCGCAAGAAGTTTTCTCTGAGTTCCGCAGCAACAACCAGAAGTATATCAACACCATGGTTCAAGAGTTTGAAATGCGTCGTCGCGCTTCAGAGTTTGCTCGTGCGCAGACCTCTAAGACTGGTCGTCTTGATGTTGACCGTGTTTGGGCACATAAAATTAGCGAAGACTTGTTCGCTCGCAACACAGTTGTTCCTAATGGTAAAAACCATGGTATGCTTTTGTTCCTGGACATGTCTGGTTCGATGGCAGGAAACATGCGTGGTACGATTGAACAGTTGGTCACACTGATGATGTTTTGCCGTAAGGTTCGTATCCCGTTTGAAGTGTATGGTTTCACCAACAATGGTGTCGTCAATGACAAGTATTCCAAGTCTGATGCCATGCGTGCAAATCGTGCCAGTGGCATGGGTTCATCTGACAAGGAACTTGAAATTGGTGACAATTCTTTCAATTTATTGCAGTTTGTTTCCGATACCTGTTCAGTCGCTAAGTTTAATGAAGTAGTTCGCACTCTTCTTATGTGCGCCAAGGGATATGACTATTCTGCTCGTCCTTCTCGTCGTGCTGAAATATTCGTTCGCAATTCTCATATCATGGCTCTTGCTTCGACTCCACTTGAAGAATCAATCATGGTTGCTCGTTCGATTGCTGACAAGTTCCGTGCTAAAAATCGTGTAGAAGTTCTCAATACTGTGTTCCTCACCGATGGTGATGGCGATAACAATATCACTGTCGGAGGCCGTTATGGTTCGCACCATATCAATATCACAGATGCAAGCACTAATGCTTCGGTAACAGTTAAGTATGATGATGAAGTTTATCGCACTCAACTACAAGTTGCTCTTCTAGAACTCTACAAGAAGGCAACAGGTTCGCGTCTTATCAACTTCTTCATCGCTCCTTACAATCCTAAGTGGGCAGCAAAACGTATGCACAATTCTGCTGAAGATTTCGATACCAAGTGGAAGAATGAATGGAAGCAAAAGTTTTTCCACACCACAAAATCGTTTGGTTTCGATGACCGCTTTTTGATTCCAGGTGGCAGCGAGTTGACTATCGGCGAAGATGTTTTTGAATCTGAAAGCAGCGACCCGAAAGATCTTCGTCGGGCATTTAAGAAGTTCCAACATACCAAGCAGACCAACCGAGTTTTACTGAATAAAATGATCCAAGCAGTCGCATAAAATTATTTACCCCGAAGCGAAATAAGGGCTTGACTTTTATCTCGTTTCGGGGTAGAATGAAATATAATGATTGATAAGGAAAATTTTATTATGGTTGATTTCCCCTCTGAACTTGAAACTCTCGTCCTCTGTGATTGGTCGCGTGATGAAAATGGTGTCCTTCGTGCTGTTTATCCTAACGGTGCTGGGTTTATTCTTCTTCGTGATGAAACCGTTGAATATTATGACTTCTGTAATGACGGTTCTTCTGAATTGGTTGAGTCGCGTGAATTGATTGTTTCTAAATAATAGGCTTGACTTTTATACCGTTCTAAGGTATATTGATTATATTAAATGATGATGTGATGTGAGGATATTTTTATGATGAATCGTGATGCTTTGGTTGAGTTCCTTTCCGACAACAACACCAACAATGGTGTTTTCCGTAAGCGTGAAATTGTTGCCGCTGCCGAATCTCTTGGGATGAAGTATCCTGGTTGGATTTTTCAGCGCGACCGTATGATTAAGCGTGGTACGTATGACCTGTCCCCGTTGATGACAGGTGTTAAGTCGCCTGTCGCCCAAATCCCTGTTGCTGCTCCTAAGATGGTTATTCAACCGAAGTTGCAGACAGTGATCGAGAACCTCGTCCCACAGGTTGACGCGACCTATGTTCCCTTTGGTTTCTACAACGATCTTCGGAAGGTCGTGAAGTCTAACAACTTCTACCCAACGTTCATCTCTGGTCTGTCGGGTAACGGTAAGACCACCATGATTGAGCAGGTCTGTGCCAAGTTGAAGCGCGAATGCATGCGTGTTAACATCTCTATCGAAACTGATGAAGACGACCTGATTGGTGGTAACACTCTCGTCGACGGTAACGTTGTTTATCGTGAAGGTCCAGTTCTCACTGCCATGAAGCGTGGTGCTATTCTTATCCTCGACGAAATCGACCGTGGTTCGAACAAGATGATGTGCCTCCAAGCAATCCTTGAAGGTAAACCATACTTCAACAAGAAAACTGGCGAGACAGTTTACCCCAAGGCAGGGTTCAACGTTATCGCTACAGCGAACACCAAGGGTCGTGGTTCTGACGATGGTAAGTTTATGTCTGCCCAGATTCTTGACGATGCGTTCCTTGAGCGTTTCGCCATCACTGTTGAACAGGAATATCCTTCGCTAAAGATTGAGAAGCAGATTATCCTCAACAAGATGGAAAAGGTCAACAAGGTTGATGATGAATTTGCTGACAAGTTGGTGACTTGGGCAGATATTATCCGCAAGACCTTCTATGAAGGTGGCGTTGAAGAACTCATCTCGACTCGTCGTCTTGAGCATATCGTCAATGCCTTTGCTATGTTCGGTTCGCGTGCTAAGGCAATCGAACTCTGCGTCAATCGCTTCGATGCTGACACCAAGTCCGCCTTCCTAGACCTCTATAAGAAAGTCGACAGTGATGCGATGCCAGATGATGGCGTAAATGAAGACGCATACTTCCAGTCTGTAAATGAAGAAGTTCCATTCTAAGGAGAACACATGACAATTGAATACAAGTATAATGAGGGTGATCTCCTTCGGGAGATTACCCAGTATATTGATGCCACCTATGGTGAGCATTACTCACAGAATCAATATCAAGCAACCGAGTTTATTATTGACGGTGGGCATGGTATTGGTTTCACTGTAGGCAATATCCTGAAATATGCCCAACGCTACGGTCATAAGGGAACACCTGAAGACTGGCGTAAAGATTTGTTGAAAGTTATCCACTATGCAATCATTGCGATGCATGCGCACGATAAGGAACAACAGATTAGTATACCTGAAACAACCACAAAAGTCAATACTAAAATTTATGAATTGAAGACATCTTTGTCTCTTTCAGATACTATTACTGTCAAACCTGACTTTACAATTGCTCCCAACTGGAACAACATGGGTTCCAGTTCTCTATTGACTTCTGATACTATTCCAGGTATAATTGAATTTACTGAAACAAACAGTAAGAAAACTAACAAGAAGAAAGACTAATATATTATGAAGATTTCATCCGATACCCTTGCACTTCTTAAGAACTTTGCAAGTATTAATACTAACATCCTTGTTCGTCAAGGTAATGTTCTTTCCACTGTCAGTGCAGGTAAGAATATCCTCTCTCGCGCAACAGTTGCCGAAACGTTTGACCGCGAGTTCGCGGTATATGACTTGAACAACTTCCTTGCACTGCTGAGTCTCTGGGAAAACCCTGAGATTGACTTTGAAGAAACAGGTATGTTCCTTCGTGAAGGTAAGTCTGAGTTTGAGTATGGTTATGCTGATCCCAGTGTAGTTACTGCTGCTCCAGATAAGACTCTTGAGATTGATCCATTCTTTAACTTCACTCTGACTGCCGCTGACATCAGCATGGTACAGAAGGCAGCGAACGTTCTCTCGGCACCAACCATGAGCATTGTCTCTAAGGATGGCAAGGTGACATTGAGTGTTAGCGACCCGAGTAATCCACGTGCGAATGCATATCGTAAGGAACTGACTACAACTGATGTTGGTGACTTTGATTGTCGACTCAAGGTTGAGAATCTGAAGGTGATCACAGATGATTACACTGTTGCTCTTGGTCGTAAGAAAGCAATGCACTTTAAGCATGCAACCAAGAACCTTGAGTATTGGTTGGCGATGGAACCATCGTCAGTAGTTTAAGTGGAGAGTAACATGAATAAATTGGAAATTAGTTTCAGCGCTCGCGTACCATACAACAGCGACGATGATCATCTAAATCGTAGTGCCAATATCGAATTTGATGTTGAACTTGATAACAATCCTGAAGAAATCGTTCGCCAGTTTAATAAGTTTCTGGTATTGAATGACTTTGAGTTTGTTGTTGGTGTGAAGTAACGTCACTTGAAGGTTTTGATTACAGGGCATGAGGGGTTTATCGGGCGGAATGCTTTGCGCATTCTGTCCGACTCCTTTGATATGATTCCATACGAAGGTGATATTCGAGAGTTTAAAATCTCAGAATATTATGGAGCAGTCCTGCATCTTGCTGCACTGGCAGGTGTGCGAAAGAGTTGGTTAGACCCTGAAGAATATTGGGACGTGAATGTTAAAGGATCGATGCAAGTCTTTTCTGAATGCGAACGTCTCAATCTTCGGTGCATTTATGCGTCCTCGTCTTCAATCTATGAGTGGTGGCAGAATCCATACGCTACTAGCAAGAAGGCAATGGAAGAAATTGCTCCAAAATACTCGGTAGGAATGCGCTTTCACACTGTCTATGGACCTGACTCCCGTCCCGACATGTTCTATGACATGATGCTCAATGATAAAGTTGAGTATCTTACTGACCATAAACGTGACTGGACTCATGTTGAAGATGTTGTTTCAGCGATGAGAATTCTATTGACAGATACCCGTATTCAGGGTAAAGTGGATATTGGGACAGGCAATCCTGTCTCTGTTGTTGATGTTGCTCGTGAATTTGGATATCGTGATGTCCCCATTCGTGAAGTAACTGGTGAACGAATTGTTACACATGCTGACAATTCGCAATTAAGAAACTTGGGATGGTCTCCCAAGTATAACATAATGGAAGAAGTGAAAAATGAACGCATCAAAAGAACAGTTCCTTTGGGTTGAAAAGTATCGTCCTCGCAAACTTGATGATTGTATTCTTCCCGATGATCAACTAAAGACATTTCGCGAGTTCGTCGCGACTGGTGAAATCCCCAACATGCTTCTCTGCGGTTCAGCGGGTGTTGGTAAGACTACGATTGCTCGAGCAATCTGTGAAGAACTTGGTTGTGATTACATTATCATCAACGGTTCAGAAGAATCAGGTATTGATGTTCTCCGCACCAAGATTCGAGAGTTCGCTTCGTCAGTTTCCTTTGGCGGTAAGACTAAGGTAGTTATCTTAGATGAGGCAGACTATCTGAATCCAAACTCTACTCAACCTGCGTTGCGTGCATTCATCGAAGAGTTTGCAAACAACTGTCGGTTTATCTTCACATGTAACTTTAAGAACCGAATCATTGCTCCTCTTCATAGTCGGACTGCTGTCATCGAATTTAAGTTGACAAAGGCAGACCGTCCTAAGATGGCAGGTCGTTTCATGAAGCGTCTGTCTGACATTCTTGCAACTGAGAATGTTACATTCGATGAGAAGGTTGTCGCTGAGGTTCTTAAGAAGCACTTCCCTGACTATCGCCGAGTCCTTAACGAACTACAACGGTACAGTGTGTCTGGAACTATTGATGAAGGTATCCTCGTCAACGTCCAAGAAGTGAACATGAAAGAACTTGTTGCCTCGTTGAAGAGTAAAGACTTCAAGAAGATGCGTAACTGGGTGGTCGATAACATTGACAATGACCCAAATCTTATCTTCCGTAAGATCTATGATACCATTCTAGATGAAGTCAAGTATCCTTCGCAGTTGGTTCTCCTGCTTGCAGATTATCAGTATAAGGCAGCATTCGCTGCTAATCCTGAGATAAATCTGGTTGCTTGCCTTGCTGAAATCATGGCAGGGATGGAGTGGAAATAATGGACGGAGTACTCGATGGTTTGGGTGCTCCAAAGGTTGAATATGATGCTGAGGAGTACAAAGAAAAGAAGAAGGGTATATCTCCCTTTGACTTCATCAAAGATATAAACTATGAAAAGAAGAATCTGATTGTTGATGATTGGTCTGAGAAACAGTACAATCCTTGGATTATTAATCGTGGGTTGACATTCAGTATTGACACTGTCCACCCTGCAAATGAAATGAACTGCCGTCCCCATCTCGATAAGAGCATGCAAAACATGTATCTTATAAATACTATTCGCGCTAGAAAACGTTTTGACAAATGGATCAAAATCGAAGACGATGCCGAAGTGGAGATGGTGAAAGAGTATTATGGTTATAGCAATGATAAAGCTCGCCAAGCACTCACAATTCTCTCTGAAGAACAAAAAAAATATATAAAAGAGAAATTGTTTAAAGGTGGTAAAAAATGAGCGAAGATTTTTTTGACATTGACTTTCCAGGGTATGCACCTTTGGAAGTCACCTTAAAGAATCCTGACGACTTCTTGAAAGTTAGAGAGACTCTTTCTCGCATAGGTGTTGCATCAAGAAAAGAAAAGATTCTTTACCAATCATGTCACATTCTACACAAGCAGGGCAGATATTTCATCGTGCACTTTAAAGAACTCTTTGCCTTAGATGGTAAAGATGCAGACTTTAGTGACAATGATTTACAACGTAGAAACACGGTAGCACATCTTCTTTCGGATTGGGGATTGATCACTATCCTAAATCCTGAGATTCATGAGGATAAAGCACCACTAAATCAGATTAAAGTAATTGCGTTCAAAGAAAAGACTGAATGGGAACTCGTTCAGAAATATAACATTGGTCGTAAAAAATAATTGACTTTCTTCTAAAAGTATAGTATAAATAGAAGGTGCCATGCTTCGGATGGCACCTTTTTAACACTCGCTTAATAGGAGCAAAATATGAAATTCGATACAACAAGTTTACCGCACATCGACCGTTATTTTGTTGGCGCTGATCGCGTCATGAAAAGGTTAGCAGATATTGCTGATCAATCGACACTGATGATGCCAATTAAATATCCCCCATACAATATCAAGAAAGTTGATGAGAATCGCTACGTAATCGAACTGGCAGTTGCTGGTTTCGGTAAGTCGGAGATTGATATTGAATTGCAAGAAGGCAAGTTGTCCATCCAAGGAAAGTGTGACTCGCCTGAATCCACTGAATATCTCTACAAGGGAATTGCTGAACGAGGATTCAAGCGTGAATTCACTCTCGCAGATAACGTCGAAGTAAAGAGTTCTTCTTTGGTAAATGGTATGCTGAAGATCTTTCTTGAGGCATTTATTCCAGAAGAAAAGAAAGCAAAGAAAATCGACATCACTGATGAGGATAGTGAGTATCCATCGCAAGCTGCCGAATTCTTAGCAGAAGGTAAAACAAAGTAATTTAAATCGGTGGGTGGGAGTAATTCTCACCCACCATTAACAATGAAGGTGAATACATGAGCAATATTAGATGTGTGAAGTTAATCAGTGGTGATGAAATTATCGCTGATATCGATGAGACAATTGATGGTCTTGTCATTCTAAAGAAACCTATGCAGATTATGATGATTCCTAATCAGAATAATCAATTCGGTATAGGTCTAGCGCCGTTCTGTCCATACGCGAAAGATGACATTGTTCCTATGCGTTCTGGTGCAGTTATCACAGTTTTTGAACCAGAGACTGGTATGCTAAACGAGTATAATACTCGCTACGGTTCAGGTCTGGTTGTTCCAGAAAGTAAAATTATCATATGACACAATCAAACATAGACCCGTATATTTACCGCATCAAATCAGTTACTAAAGTTGTAGATGGCGATACGATTGACGCTGATATCGACCTTGGTTTTGATATTTCCCTTACTAAAAGAATTCGTCTTGCAGGTATTGATACTCCAGAAAGTCGAACAACAAATCTCAAAGAAAAAGCATTGGGTCTTGAGTCTAAAGAGTGGATGAAGAAAACTCTTGCAGGTGCCAAAGATATTCTAATCAAGACCGAGTTACCCGATAGTACAGAGAAGTATGGTCGTATCATTGGTCACCTGTTCATCAACGGTCAAGAGATCTCATTGAATAACCAGATGATTGCTGAGGGATATGCTCTGGCATATGATGGTGGCACAAAAGATATGGATTTAGAATTACTCTTATCAAGAAGAAAGTCACAATAATCCCTTTACTTTTGTTATGTTTTATAGTATAGTAGTATTTGATGATGAGGGATTTACATGAAATTTTATACATGCGCACACCAGTATGGTTCCAAGGTTCTTGTCCGTGGAGTCCATAATGGTGTTCGCTTCACTAAACGAGATGACTTTAGTCCCACACTGTTCGTAAAATCCAAGGGTGGTGAAGAAACAAAGTACAAGTCTCTGTATGGTGAAGATCTTCAACCGATTGACTTTGAAGACAACAATGCTGCCAAGCAGTTTGTTCAGACCTATGGTCAAGTAGACAACTTTGAGATCTTTGGGCAGACCAACTATGGTTACCAATACATCACAAAGAAGTATCCTGGAGAAATTCAGTGGGATATATCTCAACTCAATATTCAGACTATCGATATCGAGACCTCTGCAGAGCATGGGTTTCCTGATGTAAACAATCCTATTGAAAGTGTTCTCTTGATCACGGTCAAGAATCTTATTACTCGACAGATTACCACATTCGGTTGTGGTGATTTTGATGACAAGAACTCTGAGATTGTTCAGACCCTGAGGGATGCTGGCAACAAGTTTCTCTATGTAAAATGTGATGATGAACGCGACTTGCTAGAAACTTTTCTACGATTCTATTCTGATGATCATCCAGATATTATCACAGGTTGGAACTGCGAACTGTTCGACGTTGCGTATCTTATCTCTCGGATAGATCGCTTGTTCTGCACCGAAGAAGATACAACCATGCGCAAGAAGTTTTCGCCATGGGGTCTGGTTCGTCGTAAGAATTTGACAATCATGGGCCGCGAACATATCTCATATGATATTACTGGCGTCGCAGTTATCGACTATCTCGATCTCTATAAGAAGTTTACGTACGTCCGTCAAGAGAGTTACAAGTTGGATCACATTGCCAAGGAAGAACTTGGTAAGAAGAAACTTGAGCATCCGTATGAGACATTCCGCGAGTTCTATACAAAAGATTGGACACGGTTCGTAGAGTATAACATCATCGACGTTGAGATCGTTGATGAACTTGAGCGCAAAATGAAACTGATTGAACTTGTGCTCACGATGGCATACGATGCTAAGTGTAATTATACGGATGTGTTCTCACAGGTTCGCACGTGGGATTGTATCATTTACAATCACTTACATGATCAAAATATTCAGATCCCTCAGAAGAAAGAAAACAGGGGTAGGACTATTGAAGGTGCGTATGTGCAAGAACCAAAACCAGGAAGGTATGACTGGGTTGTTTCCTTTGATGCTACCTCGCTGTATCCATCAATCATCATGCAGTATAACCAATCGCCAGAGACTTTCGTTCAGGGTATAGTAAAAGACACAACGGTGAAAGGATTGCTCGGACATAGTTATAACCTCGAGGATCTCAAACAAGATGATGTTTGCATGACTGCCAATGGTTATTGCTATACTCGCAAAAAGATGGGCATGTTTCCTGAGATTGTTCAGAAGTTCTTTGATGACCGACAACGTTACAAGAAACTGATGATCATCGCTCAGAAAGAATATGAGCAAACTAAGAATCCTAAACTGAAGAATGACATCTCAAAGTATAACAACTTCCAGATGGCAAGAAAGATTCAGTTGAACTCGCTGTTCGGTGCGTTGGCAAATGAATATTTCCGTTACTATGATGCTCGTATTGCCGAGGGTATCACTATGACTGGTCAGTATATCATTCAGAAAGTCGGCACAGCACTTGATGTTTATCTCAATAAGGTCGTAGGAACAAATGGACACAACTACTCTTTCTACAGTGATACTGATTCTTGTTATATTTCCTTGGACCCTCTTGTTCGTAAGTATTATGGCAATCTATCACGCGATAAACTCATTGACGTTCTCGATAAAATCTGCGAAGAGAAAATCACAGAGGCAATCAACCAAAGTTGCGATGGACTTGCGGACTACACGAATGCATTTCAGAAGAAAATTATATTCAAACGCGAGGCAATCGCGGAACGTGGTCTCTGGGTTGCGAAGAAAAGGTATGCACTCAATGTATACGATAACGAAGGTGTCCGATACAAAGATCCAAAACTCAAAGTCATGGGTCTCGAAATCGTTCGTTCCTCGACTCCAGCACCTGTTCGTGAAAGTCTCAAAGAAGCAGTAAGACTATCGTTGACTGCAGATGAAGCAACTCTACAGAAGTTTATTGAACATACTCGTGGGTTGTTTAATAAAATGGAACCTGAAGATATTGCTTTCCCGCGAAGTGTCAATGGACTTGCTAAGTATACATCAAGAGCAGACATATATGGCAAAGGAACACCGATGCATGTTCGTGGTGCTTTGATGTATAATCACCTGCTCGAGAAGCACAATCTTAGTATGAAGTATGAAGCAATTCAAGAAGGCGAGAAGATTAAGTTCCTATACTTGAAGGAACCAAATACTATTCGCGAAAATTGTATTGGTTTTATTGGTAAGATACCAAAAGAGCTTGACATACATAGGTATGTAGATTATAATACAATGTTCAATAAGAGTTTTCTTGAACCATTAAAACAAATTGTAGAAGGCATTGGTTGGAATACAGAACCAGTCGCCACGTTAGAGGATATGTTTACATGAATGCACTAATAGATAAAATTAAAAAGAACAGCACCATTAAGGAGACTAATGTTCTCTCTAAGAGTAAGTTATTCAGTACCAAGGATTTGATTCAAACATCAGTTCCTGCTTTGAACGTTGCCCTGTCAGGTAAACTTGATGGTGGTTTGACTCCAGGATTGACTGTCTTCGCTGGTCCATCTAAGCACTTTAAGACAGCGTTTGCTATGATGTTGATCCAGAGTTTCCAGAACAAGTATCCTGATGGTGTCATTCTGTTCTATGACTCGGAGTTTGGTGCACCACAGTCATACTTTGAGAACTTCGGTATTAATACTGACATGGTTATTCACACACCAATCACTGACATTGAACAGTTGAAGCATGATGTCATGCAGCAAATTAATCAGTTCGAACGTGCTGACAATGTCATGATTGTTGTTGACTCTGTTGGTAACCTTGCTTCTAAGAAGGAAGTCGACGATGCACTTGACGGTAAGTCGGTTGCTGACATGACACGTGCTAAGCAGATGAAGTCGCTGTTCCGTATGATCACCCCACACCTTACCATTAAGGATATTCCTATGGTCGTGGTCAATCACACTTACATGGAAATTGGTATGTTCCCCAAGGCAATCGTGTCGGGTGGAACTGGTATCTATTACTCTGCTGATAATATCTTTATCATCGGTCGTCAGCAAGAGAAGTCTGGCACTGAGGTAGTTGGTTACAACTTTATTATCAATGTCGAGAAGTCCCGTTACGTTCGCGAGAAGTCAAAGATCCCGATTGAAGTTACCTTTGAGGGTGGTATCAGTAAGTGGTCAGGTCTGTTGGATATTTCGTTGGCATCTGGTCACGTTGTGAAACCAAGTAATGGTTGGTACCAGCGAGTTGGTGAAGAAAAGAAGTATCGCTTGAATGATACTTACACTAAGGAATTCTGGATGCCAATTCTAACCGACCCAACGTTCGGCGAGTGGATTGAAAATCGTTATCGCATGGGCAACGGACAAATGATGGAGGGTGACAATGTGGACATTTCTGATGAAGATATTTCAGAAGAATACGAAAATCAAGATATGTGATCAATGTGGGGTCGTTCTGAAAAAGAATGACCCTGCCATGTGCCTTCATGGTATTGAAGAGGGTCTCGAGTATGAGATGTTTGTTTGTGAACCATGTTGCATTAGAATTGCAAATGAATATGATGAGATAGAGGATTTAAAAATTGCAGAAGATCGAGACGATTATCCTGAGTAAGTTGTTTTCTGATGAAGACTATGCTCGCAAGGTAATTCCATTCATAACACCAGAATATTTCCACGATACTTCCGAACGCAAGATTTTCAATTATGCTAGAGAGTTTATCGAGAAGTATAATTCACTGCCAACAGTTGAAGCAATTGAAATCGCAGTGCAGAATGACCGTGGACCACCG